AAGATATATTCAAAGACCCCGATATGCCAGAAGACTTGCGGTCAATGAATCCCGAGTTATGGTTTAGGACGGTACTTCTACCCGAGATGTTCCCTACATCCCATGATGTGCTAGAGCGTGGATTTATTAATAAGCTGACTGGCTTAAACGTAGCCGACCGTGCTGGTATCAATAACATGTTCTCAAGGGATACCAAAGAGACCAAGACAGTTAGAGATAGTGCAATGGCGATGGCTTTGGAAAAATCTGGTCCAGCAGCAAATATGCTCTTGTCACTAGCAGAGTCATACGAAGCGTTTATGAATGGGGATTACCAAAAAGGTGTAGAAAAAGGTGTACCCGCTGGTTTCCGCAATTACGTTACTGCATATAAGTATGCAACTGAGGGTGCTAAAGATTACAAAGGTGCCCCACTACTTGAAGCTGACTCCTTCAAAAAAGGTGAATTGATTGGGCAGGCCATTGGCTTCCGTTCCGATATATTATCAAATGCGCAGTATGTTAATTTTGAGGTATCTAAACTTGAGCAACGAATCAATAACCAAAAAACTCAATTGCTCAATAATCTTGATAGAGAGTTTAGAAACTCAAATAATGAACGGTTTGAAGCATATTTGGATAAGATAAAAGAGTTTGACGCCAAGTACCCATCGTTCGCCATAACGCCAGAAGAAATACTTAACTCTATTGAAAAACGTGCAGAGCAAAGGGCTGGCGCTGACAAAGGCATAGTATTAACAGAACATAATGTACCGTTAATAGACCAAGCAATACGCCCATCTAGGGAAGCTCTTTACGAACGGGAAAGGCAAAGCCCATAAAAAATCCCCGCACATAGGCGGGGTTGAAAGATGAAAGGAACTAACTTTCACAGGAGAAATGTCGGCAACTGCAAGAAGCCAACGCCTGAATTATAAATCAGACTCTCCATACCCGCAATCCCTTGATGCCATCTTCAACGACACATTTTGAAATCGTGTCGATCTTTAGCCGTTTTGTAACTGTGTGCAATGTTTCACGGGCAGCTCTGACATCAATGCAGGGTACGAAGAAAGAAGTCCCCTTTCTAAACCGTTTCCAGTTGATCTGATAACTCACCGTCTCTATTTTCATATTCGATCTGTAAAAACTCTGTTGATGAAGCATCAAACATCAATACTCGTACGGCAGGAGACACAACCTTCATGCCCTTGGCCATGCGCTTATTAATAGTTTCTTTGTACAAACCTAGATTTTTTAGTTTGACTAGTAGTTCTTTATGGTTAATTTGGTACTTAACGCAGTAGTCTTTGAAAGACTTGGCTGTTACATAAAGATTCTTGGTGTCGGGCTCATAACGGATGAGCAGCTCGTTTCTTGGCTCTTGTAGCGGTGCGCTATTGAGTCCGCTCCTTGAGTCTACTTCGCCATTCACAACCAAAGCGTTAGGCAAATGTGAGTTGATATAGTCTCCCAGTATTGAAATAGGCAGATCCGCTGGAGGTTTCACGTCTTCTCTCATGTCATTGAGCATCTTGACCAACCACTTATAAACCAACTTCATGTCGTAGTCGTGCAGTTTAAGGCTCTTGGCAATCAATCCACCGGCAATGTTACAAGCGCAAACGGCTGACCAAAAACGCTCACGTGCAGTAAAGTTAACTTCCTTGTCGATTCGAGCTTGGATTTGGCGAACCAAATCTTTGGCTTCCTCAAGGTTATTCACAAGCCATTGGCAGTAAATTTCCCCTGCGTGACCATAGTTTTCCCTGAGCTGGTGGTCAAACATCTCTTTACCCAAAGCAACATCAATCACATTACTTGGCTCAATCTTGTACTCAATCAAGCGCATAGACTCGCCATCAGGAGAAGTCTTTAAGGAACCCAACTTTTGATAGAAGCTAGCGTTGGATGAGCACAGGGTCATGTTGTTCCAACTTGTATTATTGACCCGCATCTCGTTTCGGTCGGCTCGCATTTTGTCCTTGCCCCTACCCTGAGATATGCTGTAAGCCAGATCAGAGAACTCCAGTGGGGATGTATTCGTAATCTCGTCAATCGTGTTGGAGATGTTGTTCATCACGCCCAGTCGGTGCATCTTGGATTGGGGTGTATCTTTCCACTGCGACGCCAGCTTAACGGGATGTCCGTATACGCTGTTACACATAAACAAAGCTGTTGATTTGCCTGATCCAGACTTCTCGTGAATCAAGTTAATGATCGCACCACTCATACCGGTGAACTTCAGCAAGGGCGAACCAAACGCAGTCAGTGCGGCAAACGCATGGGGCTCAAGTCCGGGTAACGCATACATGTTGAATGCTTCTTTCCATTTCTCCAATGTGCCCTTGGCATGCACATGCTCAACGATACCTTTTGTTGCATGGGATGGTGGGCTATAAAACACCCCATCTTTAGTTATCTCACGCTCGCCGAGGATGAATTTACTATCACCTTCAACCCAACCAAATTGTGTTCTCATAATGTCTGCCTTTCTTTCTACCTGCATGTTTTTAATGAATGTCATCATGTAGATGTACACTTGATCCAATTGTTTTGCAAACAACACTACGCCGTAGTGAGCTAACGCTTTCCTCAATTCTTCTTTGACTGTGATTGCAGTCAGTGGAATTACAAACTCTTTCACCCCATCTCTTGGCAGGTGCAGTTTAACAAGGGCTACCTCTCCAGCATTGTTGTCTACCAAACGTTTGACGATGTACAAATCATGTTCGTACACTTGGGTTACATCACCCTCTTCTTCATCTGAACGGCGGTACACACCACCATTCTTGCCACGGAAAAATGGAAACGGATACTCAGGTATCTGATGCGTCTCTACCGTGCCTTCTTCGCTTTCAATCTCAATCGTGTTATCTTCATCGTCGGCCTCGGCAATTTCATCGCCAAGCACTATGGGAGATTTGATCTTTCCCTTGTGCATACAGCCGTCACAAAATCCTTTATTGTTCTTCTCAAATGTCGAGCAATGGTGCGGTGCACCTGTCTTTACAACGTCGTCGGCTTTGCGCTCGGTTGCTCTAAAGTCATAGTCAGGATGATCTTTTGAAATCTTGTGGATCGCAGTATCTCTGTCTACGCAAAAAGCAGCAATGGATAACGCGCTGCGCCAAAGGTTGTATTCGATCGTGTCTTGGTTTTGAAAGCAGTGCAAAAGCTGTGCACAACCTGTGCCTTCAACCGACTTCATCATGATGGTCTTGAACCGTCTCACTCTGTTGGATACCAACTGAGTCATCAAAGGGCTCATCGTCCTCGGGATAAAATCAGGCCGTTCTTCTTTAGGCTCGGGAGCGCCGAGTAGTTCTTTCATCTCTGCGTATGGAACACGCAAAGAATTTTCGTAGAGTACTCTTACTTCAACAGGCTCTTCACCTTTAAAGTTAAAAGTTCCGGGTATTCTAAGTACTCGGGATGCTTCAAAAACAGCAGGGTCAACAATGAGTCCATGCTCTTTGCACAGCTCTTCAAGTCTGTCGGACAATGCTTCCCACTCAGGTCGGCGTATTGTTTCTTCCAACAACCAGTATGCATGGATGCCATAACCTGAATCTACAACGACTGGCGTAGGTAGATGGGCGGCTTTAACAAACTCTTTGAACCTAACTAACCCTTCCGCTTGCGTAGCGTAGCCCTTGCCTTCAGCAGCTTTTGCAATACCGCAATCAATGTCAACCCATAGTGCTCTAAAGAACTGTGCGTTCGCATGAGTCCTGTTGTTCAGTTCCCCATACTTGGCACAGCCATAGAAAGCATTGACTTTGTTTTTGACAAACTCTTGCGCTATTACATCAACTTCAGCACGTGTATCGCAGAAGCGCTGGTCTGGGAATTTACCCAAGCCAAACACGCAGTACCTACCCTCTGCTGGTAGAACAGCATCTAGTAGATCAAACATGCTTACTTCCGTTTCTTGTGCTGACGCATGAACGAAACAATCAGTTCACTATGGCCTTTGGTTGGGAGTGTTGAACCCCAAAACCAATTATAAATCGTAGCACGACTTACACCGAGGTACTCGGCAACCGTATTGACTGGAATGCTTCGTTCAATGCACAAACGGCCAAGGGCTACACCCAACGAATCACCCGCTACTTTATTCGCTTCAATTAAACGTTGACTGTAGCCGTAGCTCATACTTATTCCTCACTCCATGCTTTAAGAACATCGTCCAAGTCTTTCTTGGGCGCAACCGCAGGGGCTTCAGCTTTAGGGCGTTTGACTGGCTCTTGGATTGGCTCTTGAACCGCTTCAGCTTTTGGCTCAGCTTTGGGCAACGCCTTCATACCACTTGCCTGTGCTTCGTATGGTGTCATGATGACCATCTTCTGCACTTCAGGCTTGGCGGCGGCCTTGCTTGTGACTGCGTAAATATCTTTACTGATATAGCGCATAGGCGTGAACAGAATAGACTGGTTATCATTGTTCTCATTGAAGCTCAATGAAGTGACAACGTGCTCAATGCTCTTGCCGTTATTAGCCAAGTGCTTGGTGTAGTCTTCAAAAACAAACTTGTTGTCGCCGATGCTTTCACCAAACAAAGACTTGGATGCCAAGTTCATTTGATAGACTCGGCCTTCTAGTGAAGTACCAAAGTCTTCTTCAAGAACCACTGCGATACGACGTGTGTATCTGCAAGCCTTGGATGTGCCTTGACCTGAACCTTTGATGTTGTTGGGACAAGAATCGCAACGCTCAGCTTGTGGGTTGGTTGAACCTTTGTCGGGCGTTTGGCCGTCGTTGGAAAAGCAGTCGGGTGATGTTGGCTCTGACTCAGGATTCCATGCTTTCGCATAGAAAATACGTCCCACTTTTGGTGAAGCGTTGATGATCACAACTTCCAAATCGCCTTTAACTTTACCCTGCTCATCAGTGCCGAGCATCTTACGGAAGATTCCGTTCTTGGGCACGATACGGGGAACACCGGACTTACCGGCCAAATTTTTAGTTAACTCACTGACTGGCGCAGATTGCAGAAAGTCGGGTAAGTCTTGGTTAAATAATGCTACGTTACTCATTTCATTCTTCCTTTTTACGTCTAACAAGTACGGTGTATTGATTCTCCACGTTGAGGCCAGCGGGGAGAAGATCTGGATTCTCTTGTAGAAACTCTTTCATATGCGTTTGCTGAATTCGTTTCTCAAGCAGGCCGAATGCATCGTGTTCTTTAATAACTCGATACAATGAATCCCAGTCGTTCGTCCAGTACCGTGATTTAACTGATCGAATAACCGTGCCATGATTGGTGGAGATACTGTTTGCGTTGATCTCTTTGCAAAGATCAAGCAGTGCTTGCTCGATGACTTCCATCTGAGTTTTGATAGCTGTATCTTTAGCTTCCCAGTCTCGTTTAAGTACCTCTCGCTTGTCACGCATCTTGATATACGTTTGGGCTAGAGAATCAACGGAGGGCTTTTCTTCCTGAACTTGATCGTCCATAATTAGTTCCTTTCTTTGTTATGGTTTTGTTATTATACGTCGGGGTTAGACATTGTCAAGTCTTCTTCCCCTAATTCTTGTTTATAAAGCTCAATTATTTTTGCATGGTTATTGATATTGTTCCTGAGCATTTCGTACAAGCGCTTCTCAACTGCGCTACCTCTTATGTGTACGATCGTCATTGGATTACGTTGCCCGGGTCTATCAATCCTTGCATTTGCTTGGAGATAGGTTTCAACACTGGTGCACGGAGCATACCATATGATTGTGTTGGCGGCGGTTAAGGTTAAACCATGAGATGCGGCTTGTGGCTGGATGACGAGCACCTTCGGCTCTGGATTGCTCTGGAACTCTCTGACAATCTCTGCACGTCTATTTGCACTCACATCGCCGTTAATAACATCGTTTGTAATCCCATTCTTGGTTAAGTATTTCGTTAACAATTCAATCGTATGGGTGAATGGAACAAAGATCAACACCTTGTGGCTAGACTCATCAATCACCTCTTTGACCACTTTCAGTCGGCTCGATGCATCAAAGTCCACCACCTGCCCAGTGTCTGTGTACACTGAACCACATGAAATCTGAAGTAGCTTAGTTAATTTAGATGCGGCATTGACAGCACTGACTTCTTCACCGGCTGCCTCGATCAGCATCTGACTCTTAAGTTTCTTGTAATACGCCAACTGCTGCGGCGTGAGTGGTGCGTCTCGATCAGTATAGGTAAGTGGTGGTAAGTCTAGGCACTGTGCTTTCTCAAATCTGATAGCGGGCTGAAGAACCCTGTGCACGGTTTGGTCGGCATCGGGTTTGGGTAACCAACGAAACTCACTGACTCGATACAACACTTGCGTTTTAAATTCACCAAAGAACTTTGGTACGTTGGCTGGGCTGACTAACTTTGCCAATCCGTAAGCATCCGCAGGGCTTTGGGCGGCTGGCGTTCCAGTCAACATCCACAGTCCATAAACGTGCTTGCCTAAATCCCTCATTGCTTTCCATCTGTTTGTCTGTGCATTCTTATAGGCTGACGCTTCATCAACCACGATCAGGTCAAACTCACCTTGAATGATCTCTTGCTTAACAATCTCAACGCCATCAAAGTTGATGATGACGTATTCAGCACCACCAAGAATAATCTCCTTGCGTTTACGTGCACTTCCATGAGCAACACTGACCCTGCGGTGTATGGCGAACTTAAACAAGTCTTCTTGCCATGCGGCCTTCATCACCGAGAGTGGACATACAATCAAAACCCGCTTCAAGATACCCCGTGTCATGAGGTAGTCGGTTGCCCAAATAACTGACGCAGTCTTACCTGTACCCTGCTCATTAAAGCAAAACGCCTTTCGGTGTTTGGTCAAGAAATCCGCAGTCTGAACTTGATGGGCGAACGGAGTGTATCCGTGTGGTCGGGGCCAGTTGTATGTAGCTAAAGTCATTTCTTGGGTTTGTTCTTTTTGACCGTGTGATCACTGTTTCTACTGAAAGATCGGTTAGCGCTTGGGGTCTTGAGTTTCAAGTTCGACGGAGCATTTGTCCCACCCTTGGATAAGGGAATGGTGTGGTCGATGTCTTTACCCTTGCGGTCGATGCCCTTCTTGTCCATCTCGTTGCGAGCACGCTGACGCTCCATGCGGGACTCGTGTTCACCACGCTCCACTTGTTGTTTGTACTCTTTTTTGTAAGGTCTAGGTTTGTTTACGTATGGCATTTTGACTTCCTTCGATCATGTGGCTATTTAAATCCGCTTCGCCCAATCCAAATTCTGCGGGGTCGGTTTCCCATAAAGGAGTACGGCCTTGTTTATCAGC